AATACAAGCTGCGCGGGCGCGCGCTCCGCGATATGGGCTACGCGATCAAGGACGCCGATCTCGACGCGATGCACTGGTGGACGCGGGATTGGACGGATCAGGCCGAAATCTGGTATTTGCCTGTCAAAATCAGCCGCGAGAAACCCGGCTTGCCGGAAAATCTCACGCAGGATAACGAGCGCACCATCCAGCACAATCTCGGCTTTGTCCCGATGGTTTGGATTCGCAACCTGCCAGGAGGCGATGACATCGACGGAACGCCGACATTCGGCGACGATGCCATCGAAACCAACATTGAGATCGAATACATGCTCAGTCAAGCAGGGCGCGGACTGAAATACGCCAGCGATCCGCTGCTGATGATTAAAGAGCCCGCCGTCGATCCTGGCCGTCAGATGGTGCGCAGCGCCAGCAACGCAATCATCGTGAGCAAAGATGGCGATGCGAAGCTGGTTGAGATTGACGGCGCTGCCACTGCTGCCGTGCTGGAATATGTACGCACCCTGCGCGAATTTACCCTTGAGCAACTCAACGGCAACCGGGCAAACGCGGACAAACTATCTGCGGCTCAATCTGGCCGCGCAATGGAGCTGCTCAACCAGGCGCTGATCTGGTTGTCTGACAAACTACGTATCAGCTATGGCGAATACGGCCTCAAAAAGCTCCTGCAGATGATCGTCCGCGCCAGCGCCAAGATGGCGTTGGTAGATTCCGATGGCGATCCCATCCCGAGGATGGCACCCGGCCGAATCGCCTTGAAATGGCCTCCGTGGTATGCGCCCACCAGCCAAGATCGCAGCAGCGACGCAAACACCTTGCGCACACTGACTGATGCAGGGCTGATGAGTACGGAAACCGCCGTCGGGACTCTCGCACCCGTCTATGACGTGGAGGATGTGCCATCCGAACTGGCGAGGATTACCGCCGAGCAAGCCGAGCGCAACGCACAAGCGCAAGAGCAAGTCAGGATCATGGAGTGACGGCCCAAAGCCGTTCAGACGCCCGCCTGATGCGGGCTTTTTAATTTGGAGGCCCTGATGGCTGATAACAACGATGATATTGACAACCCCATAACCAAAACCGCGCAGGAACCAGAGACGTTTTCCAAGGATTATGTGCGCGAACTGCGGCATGAGAACGCGGGATACCGGCTGAAAGCGCAGGAGATGGAGCGCAAGGCCCAAGAGGCGGCAGAATCAGCAAAGAAAGCGCAAGACGAAGCAATCGCCAAGGCCCAGGAAGCCGAGCAGCAAGCCGCGCAGCGCATCATCAAGGCGGAAATGAAGGCCCATGCAATCAAGGCCGGGATTGTCGATATTGACGCACTGGCGCTGGCAGATTTGTCTGGCGTGAAATTCAACGATGCTGGCGAGATTGAAGGCGCAGATGCCGCAATTGATGCCCTCAAGAAATCCAAACCATACCTGTTCGCCCAAACCACGTCGAGTACGCAGCAGCCACCGAAAGGAGGCAAGCAAGAAACCAAAACCGCGCGTGATCTTTCGGATGCCGAATTGCGCTCGGAGTTGAAATCGAAATTCGGCATCCGCGTTTAGCTCTTTAAGCCGGGAAACCGGCAGCAGTCCATCGGGGTCAGGCACCAAGGGACATAAATCATCCAAACATAAAGGAAATGAATCATGGCTCTTAACAACCTCCCCGCCGCATTGCAAAGTGTCATTCAGCAGAATTATCTCGAACGCGCGTTTGAGATTCCCCTTCGCGCCAAGCTCGGATTCCGCGCCATCGCCGAGCAGGTGGATTTCCCGGCGGAAATCGGCGAAACCATCACCAAGACACGCACCGGCCTTTTGCCCGCGATTACGTCTCCGCTCTCGCCTGCCGCAAACGGCGATATCACCAGCGGCCTGACTCCGCAAAACTACGGCGTGGAGCAATTTACGCTGTCCGTGGCGCAATACGCCGCCAACATGATGCTCAACGTCGCCACCAGCCGCGTGGCAATCGACAGCCTGTTCCTGCGCAATGCGGTGACGCTCGGCGAGCAAGCCGCGCGATCCATCGATACCATCGCCCAACAAGCATTGTACGCTGGCTACATGGGCGGCAACTCGTTTGTTCGCGTGACTCTCGGCGCTGCCGGCCCTGCTGTTACTGTGGATGACATTCGCGGGTTCCAGTACACATGGAACAGTGCCGGCCAAGTAGTTCCGGTGTCGGCATCGAACCCGGTCAACGTCGTGGTTGGCTCCAACGTCTATTCGCTCACCGGCGCGGCTGCTGACGGCGTCAACGTATCTGTCAGCCCTGGCGGCATCTCCGGCACTCTGACTTTCTCCACCAGCGTCACGGTGGCAGACGGCACCGCGAAAAACCCCGTGGCATCTGCCGTGGCACCGTATGTCATGCGCTCGATGGATGCATCCACCAACACCGTCCCGGCATCCAGCGTCTGGGGTATCACACCTAGCTTGTATAACGGCGGCAAGCTCTCCATGCAAATGCTGTTGCAAGCCAAGGCCGTCATGAGTTCCAACGGTGTGCAGCCTGTCAATGCGACCGGCATGTATCACCTCTACGCATCGCCCAAGCAGGTAGTGGGTTTGTTCAACGATTCCGACTTCAAACAACTGTTCCGTGGCGAGCCGAAGACGCAAGAATACCGCCAAGGCGTGGTTGCAGAATTGCTCGGCGTCCAGCTGATCGAGACTAACCTCAATCCGTCCGCGACATTCAGCGGCAACTCCGTGCAATACGGCATCATGTGCGGCGAAGGCACGCTGGTGGAAGGCTCCTTCACGCCCGATGCTTACCGCGACGCCGAGTCGGTGGACGATGACGGCATGATTACCGTGGTAGACGGTATCGCGCACGTCACCCGCGAGCCGCTTGATGCATTGAAGCAGGTAGTCACCCAGTCCTGGGCCTACATCGGCGGATTCACCGTTCCGTCTGACATCACGACCAACCCCAACACCATCCCGACCGCGACCAACAGTGCGTACAAGCGTGCCGTATTGGTGGAGAGCCTGTAATCATGGCGCGTCCTCGCAAAGACGCGACCACGGAGGACGCCTCGGAGCAATCCGTGGTTGTCCTGCCGCGCAATGCGGGCTGGATCGACACTAACGGCGTGCATCGCTGGCTACCCGCTGGCGCGCGCCTCGATCCGGTGGACGATTCCGAACTGATCGCATTCCTGACGCGCATGGGTGTGCTGGAGGCTGAGTAATGGCGTTCACGCCCTATGCCTTCACGGATGCGCAATTAGTGGACATCCGGCGCTTCTGCGGCTATCCGGCCATGGGTGACGGCAATATGGTATTTCCTTATCCGTGGATCATGCAGCAGTACCTGGCGCTGGAATACCGACTGCAACACATGAGCGCAAACGAGGGCGCGGTGGTGGCGAACACCTATCTAGCGAACCTCGCCACGCTGGAAACGGCCATCGTGGGCGCATCAAGCAACCTTGACACCGCATCGGCAGGCCCGTGGGTACACAACGCGAACGAGCAGCGCGACCGCGAACGCCTGTTCGCCTCATGGCGTCTCAGGCTGTGCGATTTTATCGGCGTACAGCCCGGCCCACAGTTTGACGGTGGCAACACCGTGCAGATGGTGGTGTGATGAACGGCGCATTGCTGCAACAGCGCATTTATTACGGATGCGCGAAGGCTGCGAATTACATCGGGACGCCGCATGATTGGTATCGCGCAGATTCGCCCATGAATCCATTGCAGCTTGGTAACAACATGGGAACAATCTCATGCGCGTTCACCCTGAACGGCGGCATGAAGCCTGGTTCTTGGGTGGCACAAACACAGCAAAATCAGCTTTTTTGGCAGATCATCGCGCCTGTCGCTCAGTTGCAGGTCGGTGATTATCTGGTGGGGCAGAACACCTATTGCGTAGTCGGCCTGGATGCGCTGATGATCCCGCTGGCCTTGCGTTGTACGCAAACGCTGACGTTTTCCCGCCAGCCGAAAAGCACGGCGGCTGGTTTGCAGTCCTATTCCGCACTTGCCGCTCCGGCGCCGGTGATCTATGCGAAAGGCATCCCTGGCGTGCTGAACATCAAAAAGGAAACCGGCAGGCCACAAGCCGATCTTCCTGGCGATGCATCGCTGCGTGCCTTCTATGTCTGCAATTTCTACCTGCCTGACGGGCTAGTTCGGCATCGGGACATCGTGACCGACGAAAACGGATTGCGCTATCAGGTGGTGAGTGTGTCATCTGGCTTGCTGGGTACGCAGGCGCTGGTGGAAGTGCTGGAATCCTGACATGGCTGATTTGACTGACGTGCAAAACGCCATTGCATCCACTGTGGCGCAGACGCTATACCCGAACGGCACCGGCAAGCCCTCGGCAGTGACATCCGCTGTACGCATTTTCCCTGGCTGGCCTCAGCCGCAGCAGCTTGATGCCGACATGCAGGCTGGGATTGCGCAAGTCTCTGTGTTCGCTACCGCCATCAGCCGTGCCGTGACGCAGATGCAGCCCACATGGCAGACAGTCAACGTCGTGGCGACGCAATTGCAGGCCAGCGTATCCGGCATGACGATCACGCTCACCGGCACGATCACCACGCCGCAGGCTGTCAGCGTGCAGCAGGGAAACATGCAGGCCAGCTACGCTGTGCAATCGACAGACACGCTCGCGTCAATATGCACGGCGATTGCCGCCCTGATTCCTGGCGCGACATCGAGCGCGAACACGATCACTCTTCCGCAGGGCGCGACTCCGGCGATGCTGTTCGCCCAACCAGCGACGGTGTTGCAGGAAGTCGGCAGGCAGCGGCAGGTGTTCCAAGTCTCGGTCTGGGCGCCCACGCCCACGCTGAGGGCGCAGATTGCCTCCCTGATTGATCCGGCGCTGCGTCTGGCGTATCGCTTGCAAATGCCGGACACGACCGCAGCAGAATTGCGGTTTCAAGGCTCGATTGACGACGACAACATCCAGAAGGTGGCTGTATATACGAGGCACCTCCGCTATGAAGTCGAGTTTGCGACAACCAACGTGCAGCAGACTACAACAGTCACGCTGCCTACCGTCAACATCAGCAGCCCATCGGGCGCGCTGATCTGATTTACAACCAAAGGATATCATCATGCCAGTTTATCAATTCGGCCAATCGCTGCCGCAAGCGCCCGACCTCTACGTCAACATCGTTCCGCCGCGTACGATCCTTATCAACGGCATCCCGACCGGCATCCTCGGCCTGGTCGGGGTGGCTTCATGGGGGCCTGTCAATGCGCCGATGGTTATCGGATCTCCTCAGACTGCCGCTCAGTCGCTGGGAAACATGACGGTGCGATCGCATGATCTGGCAACCGCTTGCACGCTGGCATTCGGCGAGGGCGTGACGCAGATTGCCGCGGTTCGTGTGACGGACGGCACTGATGTTGCCGCGACCGTGACCATGATGGACACGGAAACTACGCCTGTCGCAGCGCTGATTCTGTCCGCCCTGTATTCCGGCATCGTTGGCAACACGATCACCGCGCAGTTTGCTACCGGCACCGCCGCGAACAGCTACAAGTTGGTTATTCAGCGCGCTGGCTACACCCAGGAAATCTTCGACAATCTGACCGGCTCAGGAAACGCGCTGTATGTGAACGCTGCGAATGCCGTCAATAACGGACAGAATGGCGTTCGCGGCCCGTCTGCCATCGTTCACGCCGCCGCAGGCGCTGGAACTGGCACACCCAACCTCACGGCCTACACCATGACGGGCGGCTCGGACGGCGCATCGAACGTGACAGATACGATGCTGCTTGGATCGGACGGCACCACGCGCACCGGCATGTATGCGCTGCGCGGCTCCAATGCCAGTAACTTTACTTTGCTGGATCACACCACCTCGACACACTGGCCTGGCATGCTTACTTTTGCCGAGCAGATCGGTGCATATGCCCATGCCGCGAACCCGCCCAGCACCAGCATCACGGCCAGCGCCGCGGCTTTGGTATCGGCTGGCGTGGACGGCTATGGCATCAAGGTGCTGGTGGGAGATTGGGGCTATTTCTACGACTCGTACAACGGCGTGCAGCGCATGCTTTCCCCCGCAACATGGAGCGCCGCACAGTCCGCCTCGCTGATTCCGCCCTACAGCAACCTCAATAAGCCGCTGGCGACGATGATTGCCACGCAGCGCAGCCAGACGCAGATTCCCTACAGCAGCGCAGAGATTCAGCAGGTGTTTACGTCCAGGCTCGATGTGCTGGCGGCGAACTCCCCCGGCGGCCCGTATTTCTCGGCGCGCACTGGCCTGAACACGGCCAGCAATCCGACGCAGAACGATGACACCTACACCAAGATGACGAATTACCTGGCGTTCAGCCTAGCGCAATCGTCCCTCGGTGCGGTGGTCGGTCAGCCGCAGACTGCCGACTTGCGCAAACAGGTCAAGGGTGGACTCGACGGATTCCTGCTGTCGCAATACCAGCAGGGGTGGATTGGAGACCCGAACAACCCCGTGGCGCAAGGCGCGTTCAGCGTGCAGGTAGACGCCAACAATAACACACCCGCCCGAGTGGCGCTTGGATACTTGCAGGCCGATGTTAAGGTTAAATATCTTAACACCGTCCGCTTCTTTGTCGTGAACATGGAAGGCGGCGGCAGCGTGACCGTTACATCCAACTCGCCGCAGTAATTAACAGCCATTTCAGATATCACAGCCGCACTTCGATGCGGCTTTTTTATGCCTGCTGCGTGCGGGTTTTTTCATATTCGGAGCGCCGAAAATGCCACTAAATGGATTCAACACAGGCAGGGATTACAGCCTGCAAATGACGCTGCCAAACGGCAAAGTCTCCACCATAAATTTGATCGAGGCGTCTTTCGAGCCTGTCACAA